TTATTTATGGGTAAACCCATAGAAATGTAGTATTTTCTAAGTTAGTGCGTCCGCCAGTGACATATGTATCATAATTCGTTGAATCAATGTAGTCCATGGTGATCGGATCTTTTAGTAAGAATGTTGTGGTTGAATCCACCTCTATGAGAAATTCCTTTCCATTGATTTGAACCATTCCTCGAGGTACTGGCATCATGTCACCAACATCAGATATTCGAATGCTCTGTCCAGTACTATAGCCATGAATAGCATCTGTTGTTACTTGGCATTTCGCTGACTTAGTTACCGCTGATATGAATGCTCTGTATGCTGCCTGACCTGTCATATTTACCCTCATTGTACATAAAGTAACCCCTCGTAATGAGGGGTTACATTTAGGTTTTAACAACCCAGGAAGTTGCTTAGGTAAGCAAATCGCCTAAATCGACAACTTTTCCGAACTTATATACTTCAATATTGAAGACGTCCGAATCAGCACCCATAACACTAGTTCCAGCTGTCAGCTTGTACTCGACTGCGTCGTATACAAAAGGAGTTGGAGAGTATGGTGAAGTAGCTGAATATGCCCCTGTTTGTGGGTTATTCAACACTAGAGATCGGCTCTCTAGATCAACACGTCCACCAGCTACCCATGCGGTGTATGCTGTAGAGTTAATAGCATCATCGCTAATAACATCTTTCAACGAGAATGATGTGCTGTTAATTACAACAATGCGGAATCTCAAGTTATTAATCTGATCCATTCCACGAGCTGTTGGCATATCAGACCCGAGGTCCGACACTCTCACGATTTGGTCAGTTTGATAGCCATGAGCTGCAGTTGTTGTTACCACACATGGATTTGCTTGAGATACACCGGCAATCAGTGCTCTATATCCTGGAGCTCCACCGTCAGTGTCAGCTACAGTAAATCCATTTGTTGCCAAATCTAGAAAGTTAAAGCTAGAGCCAGCGGCACTATCAATAACTTGCTGTTGAAATGCGTGAGCAGCTGTTGTTTGATCACGATACCAGGTAGAAACAGGCAGGTTTCCTGCTGTTGCTGCCCAATCTGTTAGGTTGTTAAAAACAACTTTGTCTGGTTGAAACCCAAACGTAAACGTATGGGCTGTACCAGCTGAGATAAAACGATACAGTTCGGACATTGACTGTCCCAAAAATAGGTCTGACATAATGATTCTCCTTATGCTAGTGCTTTAGTGCTTAGAAGCGAGACGATATGCGAATCGTCTAGAATAGCAGCATTAAAGAACGCTGTGAATCCCATTGACTGGAATCGGTTCAAATAATCATTCCAGCCAAGCGGCTTCATGATCATTTCTGTCGCCATATCATCAATTGTGACGTAACCGTATGCATTAGCTCCAACAAATGTATTGCTGTATACTGGTGGGCTGTCAGTAGTAACATTTACTAGTGTAGATGTTACCCATCGAGCTTCATCTGTTGAACCGAATTCGCTTTTAAGAACACTTTCTTGAGCTCCATACTGTGCAGTAGGAACAAAAGCATCCAGAGCACGAATGTCTGGCTTAAGCTTGACGTGAGCAGCAACCCAATAAGCTGCTTCTACAGGTCCTGTACCAAAGCGACTAGAACCGTCTACAGTTGGAGTCATTTTCTCAGTGTTGTTTTCGTCAAGGTATGCAATTGCACGGTTAACATCAATCTGAGTCAACTCAGTAACTGCGTTTCCATTAACGCCATTAAGGCAAGAAATTTGAGCTACTGATGAAGCCCATACGTCTCTTGTTACCTTATCTAGCATCGTATGCATACACTGACTTAGGTTATCAGCTGTTCCGTTTGCAGTGTCATCTTCTACTACAAGGAGAACCTTGCGTGATAGGAGAACAACTTTTCCAAACTCCTGAGGAGTAACAGAAATATCAAACTTTAGAACCTGCTCTGGTGCTGGGTCTGCGTCTTCAGGAAGAACAACAGGATCCGAGTTTAGATTTTCCTGACGGCGGAAAACCATTGTGTCGGTACTTTTCTGTGGCAGTGAAAATGCACTACCGAAAAGATTGTGTACGTTATTTGGCTTGGATCGCTGTAGTAGAGCACGGTGTGCCCAGCTATCGCTCATTGATCCATAGCCCGAAGTTGTTGTAACTGCGCTAGCCATAGGTTAAATTCCTATTTTAGTGACTTACCTCCGGCCCCGTTGTTGCTTCCTCCACGAATTGAACTCGTCATCTGACATATTCATCAGATCAACAGATTGATTTAATGCAGCCGATTTGGGAACACCCGATGGTGACCCTGGTGCCTCTGGCTTTGGCTTTTGTGCAATCTGTTGTTGTTGCTTGGGAGATAATTTACTCATCAACTCCCATGCTTCCTCGTATCTATTCGTAGAGGCTTCAATCGCTGAAGCCAGATTTGGTCTAAGTTTTAAAAATTCAGGTAAATCGTCGTTAATCCGTTGATAAAAACTAGGATTATCACGAGCCCATTTTCTTTCTTCTATCGTTCGTATAATATCTTTTTGAGACTTATCAAGATCTTCTCGTGTCGCAGATTCGTATCGGCTGTAATCATCTTCTTCAACAGCAGATGCTTTTTGCTGTTGCTCTCGATAGAACCGAATCTCTTGTTCGGCTTCCTGCCTTTTACGCCTCTCCTTTTGCAAAGCACTTAAAGGCACATGTTGTGTCTCTTGCTGCTCTACTTCTGGAGCTTCTTGTGGTTGTTCTGCTGAGTTCTCGTAATTAGTCTCAACTTCTTGTTCAGGTGTTACGGGTTCCTGAGTTTCCATTTTTACCTCGTATTTAAAACTTAAGATTAGCCTCTTAAGATGGCATAGCGCCCTTTGCTTGAAGGTAGGCGACACCTTTTGTATTGAACTGTGGGGTGAGCTTTTCACCCGGTAACTTAGCTGGAACCATCCACAATAACTCAACTATGCCCTTTGTTGGACTTACCCAAAAGACCATAGTATTTGAATTAAATGGAGGAAGCTTTAAGCAAGCCAACATTTGACTCACTATAAACACAGATGGGTCCATGGGGTCGAACTTTGCATGCAAGACGAGGAAATAGTCCTCTCTTAGCGTTACGCTATTCACGGCATCTTCTACTATTCGATTGATTTCATTTTTTAACGAGATTTTGTTCTCGATCAAATCGGATGGTAACTGTAAACCTGACTCTGGACACTCTGCTAACTTCATATTAGATACCGTTTGCGCCGCGTAGAGAATCTTTCTCTGTAAATGCTTTCTCTCTTAGCTTTCTAACTTTCATCTGATCAGAATTAGCAGGTGATGCCAATGGTCCGCCTGATGTCGGCTTAGTTGTTTTTGCTGGAGCTAGGGGATTTGAACGTGTACTGCACATGCCCTTGACCGAAGTCATTGATCCGCCACCCATTTTTTTATATTTCATCATGTTACCTCTCCTTGTTGTTCTAGCACTTCACTAGTTTGTTCCTCTTGGTTTCCAGTTTCCTGAACCAAGGTCTCTTGTCGTATTTCAGCAGTCTGATCAATGGCATGGGCTTGAATTTTCGTATCATCGGATACTGCTTTTTGAGCTTCTTCTTCTTCTTTCTGCAATTGACTTAACAACCCATAGACTTTCATCATTCTGTCTTCATTCAATTTTGAAAGTTCTACCATTGCCTTAGCTCTTGCCAGCACTGCATCAGCTTGGTTGCTAGCTGCTTCGCTATGCCTTTCTTCTGCAAGCCCAATATCAGATAATATTCTAGCTTCACGTTCTTTTGCCAAAGACAGTTTAGAAATAACTTCGCTATTTCCAAGTTTGAGGGCGAGATGTTCCTGCTCATCGATCTTCTTCTGCTGCTCAGCTCTCTGCTCATCCTGTTTTGCAATAGCATCTTCAAGATCCGATAGGCCCGACATTTGAAGCGCTCGAACTATTTCGGATTGAGGAACGTCAACAATTCCATCTCTAGCTAGATTGATCAGCTCATAGTAGTATGCGTCTTTCTGAGATTTCGAACGAACCCCTTCCTTAATAACCGCATCATACTGCTCAAAGTCACTTTCGTAAAATTGTTCTGTAGGTTGTTCGTTAATGATACGTTCAATCTTTGCAGGTGGATAGTTCTTTTGAATAGCTAGAAGTACCAATGAACCGATAATTTGTTGTGAAAGTTCAACATTATCAAATACTTTTCGGTTCGTTCTTAGTCCCTGTGCAATACGCACTTGGGCTAGACGTCCAGAAACTTGAGTATTTCCCTTCTCATCAATGCCTAGCACACTTTCGTTTACATTAGCTAACGTCAGCGATAGTTGATCTAGAATGTTCTGGTACTCAATCAGTGCTGGATTAGCACCACCACCCTGTAGTTGCTCAACGGCAGCTAATCCTAGTGGATTATCATCAGGAGACACACCAATTAGCTTGTTTTGCCCAGACTGTTGCATTTCTGTAGGGTCAGGAACAGAACCAAGAATATACTTAAACCCTGTAGATATGGTGGAGTCCATCATATCTATGATCTTCATATGCCGTTTGTTAAACTGACGCTGCATACTCCATTGGGTTGATGCAATACCCTGAATCCGTTGCGATGGCATCCAAATGGATGGTTCCATGTAGCAGATAATTGGAGCAAACGGATACGTCTCAGTAATTCCGGTTTTGTCCTCACCAACGTATACCTGTTGACCATTGAGCATGATGCTTAATTCTATGTAAGGTCGCTCAATGTTTTTAATTTCAATCTCTGGTATTTCGTCGGTAGGCAAACCTAACGATTCATATTCGTCGCGCATTTTCTTGAATCTGCGCAGTCCCACATATAGCTTATCTTTTTCATCACCATCAAGGTCCGTAATATCTTTGTAATACCCAGTCTTACCATCAAGCATCATCTCTCGACTTCGAGTTGTACGCTTGTAGTACTGGTCATATGCTAAAAGATTTCGATTTCTGCTGAATGTCGTGAATTGAGGATGATAAGACATAAACTTATCATCACGAAAGTTTGTGCTTACGTCGTCAATTTCTTTATCGCCTATGAACGGCAGAAGAGCCTTTGCTGCATCTCTATCTAGCAAATCTCGCATGATTGCAAAACCACAATCACTAAGATTTGCATTTTCAAACGTTGGATCAAGATAGAACGAGTTAAACGTTCGTTTGTAGAATGATATGTCGCCATTAACGAAATCTTTCGAATAATCCATTCGAAGACCGCAAAGACTAATTCCCGCCTTGAACATCTCATCACAAGCATCTAGAAAGACAGGAAATCCTTCCGCTTTATCCCAAATATAGGAACTTACTTTGCTTAGTTGGTCAGCTGTTTTTTGATCGCTTCCTTCCATAGGAGCAATGACAATGGAATTCACATTATCGCGGAGATAGCCTGAATAAAACTGAAGAGGACGCCGCATGATATTGAATTCAATTGGATCTCTGCCGTCTTTAACCAATTGCCGTCTTTCCGCGTCACTCCACGTATATCCAGACTGTGCAAGGGAATATACCTTCGCATCTTCGATAAATGGAGCCCAAAAGTCGTGAGCATATCGATAGTTTTCTAGAAACTCTTGTTTTACTTCGTAATCGTTTAGCATGCACCCACTCGGTAAATTGTTTTTATTTATACCATTGCAGCATTATTTTGTATTCTTTTTTCACTGTTTCAAAGTGAATAATAGATCATATTTCATCAACACTCACGACACATATGATCTCTGTGGTTTTTCCAAACCTTTTATATCTTTGTATTTTCTTCGTTGTCTAATTTATTGATCGCGGCCTCTGCTATTTTTGGAATGACTCGTATATCCATCCAATGCAGTCCGCCCATCGTATTTAATATTGCCACTTCCCATCTATTATTAATTCTTTTTATATCCGCACAGGCTGGCCATACGTTTTTAACGGTTCTTAGGTATTTATTTAGTGTTTTCTGGGTGCATTCCATGTGTTTTCTCACTTATATTATGGTTCGTCTCATTTCAACAGCTGCTCTGTGCTTTTCTAATGCCCCGCCCCTGCTTGATACGGTCTCTATCTTCGTCACTGCTGCCATGGAGTAGCGAAAACAATCCGCGGCATTACTATGAATGTCATGATATGGGGCGTCAAGATAGCGACCTTGCGTCTGACTCCACTTCTTTCTGTATTTTCCAAGATGATCTATTAAAGATTTTACTCTATTAACAGCAAAGACACACCTTTCAAACTTTATCTTTGCGTGTGATATTCCAAGATTGAGATCTGAACGTTCTAGTACTTGAAATTTAGTATCTACTCCTGAAAATAGTCGTCGAAAGTCTCTTTCATAAGTATTACCAGCGTCTATCTTGCTCCTTTGCTTTGAGTCGTGAGGCAGGTAGATAGTATTATAAAAGTATTTCTTGTCTTGAAGCAAGAACCTAGCGTAGAAGTCGACCCCTTTGTTGTTGTCCTCATAGTAATCTATTATTCGAATTTCACTATGCACTACCTGAAAGAAAATCATTACTGTCAGGTCGTTAACTCCGATGTCCATAGCTACATAAACAGGGAGAAGAGCGTCATATAAGCTCGTATGCAAGCACCTGTTAGACTTGTATGCCTCTTCTATGTATGTGGCGTAGTAATAAGCATCTGAGTTGCTTAAAAACGCTTCGGAAACTGTCGATGGAAATTCCTGTCGTATTTTATCACCTAGAACTTTTGACTGTTGAGCATACCAATACCGTTGCTCTTGGTCTATCTTGACTGATAGCTCCTTTTCTAAACCATCAAAGTAGTCCGATAATTCTATGTCATACGAGATCTTCTGACTTGTTCTATAAAGCTTTTCTTTAACCCAGCTAAAGAAGTGAAGGTAGTACTCTAAGTCACCTAGATTGTCATTTCCACGTATCACAGCGCCCTGTACCATTTCAGCAAAATATCCAGAATTTCCTTCACCGGTGGACTCAATTACTATACGTCCGTTTTGCCCGACTGTTTGCAGAGTTCCGGTGATGACCTCCTCTGCCTTCATAGGAGATCTAGCACAAGTCTTGCCGAACTCAGATACTAGGATGCTTTGGTAGGATCCTCCACGCAAGGAAGTATCTACCCTAAGGAATGATCCATTTGTGAAAGTAATCTCTCTAGCAGACTGACTAACAATACCTACCAACGGCTTTAGTTCTGGCAGCATAGTATCTAATGCGTGTCCAATAATTCTCTTGTAGATGTGTTGTGCGTGTTCAAGGGAATACGATACAATTCCAGCAGCTAGATTATCATTAAAAAGCACGTCATCAAGCAAGTCGATTACGGCGAATGTTGACATGCCTAATTGACGAGCCTTCAAAATTATCTTACGCTTATGAGGATCAAGTGCAACTATTTCTTGGACAGGATTCAGCTTAAAGGGAATGGAGGAACCGTTCTTGTCCACGATGCGGTAAATATTATTGAGACGCCAGATTTTGTTGTGGATCATTTCTGGCAGAGGTCCCCACTAGCCGACATCTTATTAAGTTCGACAAGGGTATGGGCTTGGGCCTCATCTTGCTTGATCTTTAGAGAGGAGGCGTAAGCCATATCGTCGCGCTCGTCTATCTTGAGTAGGCTATCATGTGAGGTGATGTCTCTCGCGCCCATGCGTTCGTTATACGTCTTAGCGTTAACGCCTTCGCGGATTCTGATGGCAAGTAAATCCTTCGCCATCACTAATGATTCGTGAAAGTCTTCGTTCTCGTTGCGCCAGAGGTAGAGTTTTGGAGCTGAGTATCCTCTTGAAATAGCGAATGCCGAAAGGTGCATAGAGTCGGGTTTCTTAGCCCACTTAACCAATGCTTCGGCCTCTGCCTTGAGGTCATACTCTTTTGGTCTTCCGGTTACTTTTGGATTTCCTTTAGCGTATGTATTTCCTTTTGCGGCTGCCATTACCACTCCTTTATAGTTAAAATTTTACTTAAAATATTACATTGCAATCTAAATATTATCAAGGAACCCATTGTCTTTGCAATGAACTACTGTTTTAATGTATTATTAACTCATTAATCATATCAAAATTGGTAAATGAATGACAGGAATTAAAAAACTCACCACTTCACGCAAGGTGAATATGACTGTAAATTTAGGTGAAGATTATTACAACTTCCTTAAGAAATTAAGTTTTGAGTTGAGTCTGAAGGAAAACAAGAAAGTAGGTTTGAGTGAAGTGGTTCGCCGTGCTTTAGTTCTTAAATATCCCATTACATCTAAGAAAATAGTTAAGTAGTCCACGTCATATGTATGGTTTTAAAGATCCCTTCCTTAAAGTTGATTTGAATGGAGGAAACAAACCTGCGTAATCGCACTCTAGGGAAGGGAATTATTCTTTTGGATTATCAACCTTGCCATACAACGTTAATTT